TGTTATTTAAAATAACAAATTATTACTTAATCTAGTTTCTCTACTGTTTTTTTAACGTCCTCAATTTCAAGAAGTATTTTATTATCTTCTTTAGCAGCAATAGACATAAACCAATATTCTTCTGGACTGAAGCCTGGAAACTTCTCGGCATACCATGCGGCATCATACGGCTCAAAATCATATTCACTACTAGGCGACTCTTCAGCAATATCGCCTTTATCATCAATTTTAATAAGGTCTTTAAACATACCCAAAACGGCTGCCTCATCTAATTCGATAAATTCTGGTTTATCACATTCTTCAATCTGGCTAAGGAGTTTAATTTCATCACCAACAACAAATGTTTTATTTTTCACAACATCAACTTCAACGAGTTCAGCCATTATATATTATAGACGAGAAAATAAAATATTGTTCTATAATATAATGCCCGAGTATAGCGATGCAGAATCTGTATCTAGTAGCGAAAGCGAGAGTGAGAGTGATTGTGAGGAAATTGAAGCAGTATTGAAAAAAGTACCTAAAGCCGCTGTCCAAGAGGTTAAGGCTAAACGAGTATACAACAGAAAAAAACCATTGGACGATATGAGCAAAAATGTTATTGTCGATAAACTAGCTAAAGCGCGGGAAGCAAAGGCGCTAAAGGCTACGGCAAAAAAACAGGCAGATGCACAAGAAAAAGCAGAGTTAAAAGAGCTCAAATCGCTAAAGGATAAGGGACAGCTAAAAGTTAAGAAAGATAAACCTGCTGAGATAAGTATTCCAAAAAAGAAGCGCGAGAAAGTTGTCGTTAAAGAGATTCATCATTATCATGATGCTAAACCTGTAGCACCAGCACAAGCACCGCCACCAGCACCGAAGCAACCAAAGCAGACCAAACCCAAAACGCCCGCCATGATATTTGCATGAATTGATTTAAATAGATACTGATATATATAGATAAGAATGGACTACGCCAACGGAAAGATTTATATGCTTGAGCCTACATGTGAATATGATGAGGGAGATGTATATTACGGACATACAGCATCTACACTAGTCAAGCGATTGAGTCAGCATAAAAAACCATCTAATAAAACAAAATCTAAAATCTTAATGGATAAATACGGCAGAGATAATATTAAAATTGTATTGATGGAAATGTATCCGTGTTCATGTAAGGACGAGTTGAAAGCAGTTGAAGCAAAATATCAACGAGAGAATAAATGCGTAAATAAGCGAATTGAAGGACGAACTAAAAAAGAATATCAACAAGACAAACGCGAGGAGATTGCCGACCGAAAGAAAAAATATCAACAAGACAATCGTGAGGAGATTGCCGACCAAAAGAAAAAATATAAACAAGACAATCGTGATGCTATTAGCGAACAAGCGAAAAAATATTATCAGGCAAATCGTGAGGCTATTATCGAACAAAATAAAGAACGTTATCAAGACAATCGTGAGGCTATTCTCGAACGAGCGAAAGACTATCACGCAGACAATCGTGAGGCTATTCTCGAACGAATGAAAGAATATCGCGCAGCCAATCGTGAGAAGATTAATGCAAAGAAAAGAGAGCAATACGCTAAAAAGAAATCTAAACTTAATGTATAAATGACATGGACTGACGACATCGAGGGACTCCTTGAGAACGTTAGGCAGAATTGCGTTCACATGACGAAGTATCATAAGATGAGATACTTTAGGTTTAAATCAATCGGACAATACTTCAAATTGCCGACCATAGCAATCTCATCAATGGCATCTGTGACGCCCTTCTTATTGACTGCTTATTTATCACGCCCCCACATCTCTGCTATTGTCTGCTTAATGACGCTCAGCGTATCAGTCATAAATAGTATTGAGTTATACATGAAGATTACGGAAACAATTGAATTGGAGCTAGATACATCAAAAAAATATTATCAGTTGTCTATTGACATATTTAAAATACTTAATCTTGACCGAGAAAATCGTAAGCTATTAGGCTGTGATGCTCTTGAGAAATATTACCGAGACTATACCGAGCTATACGAAGCATCAGCATTAATTAGTAATTCTTATAAAGATAAACTCGCGCTCATACCAAAGAAAGAAATATACAAGAGAGATTATAAAATGTCATCTCCGTCCAGTAGTTCAAGTAGTTCGAGTATTAATAGCAATCCATTAGATGATAGTCCTGATGCAATTCTTTAATCTCTCTACTATATATAAATGAAGTTCATCTCTTTAGAAAAATCTAATAGAAAAGGTAAGAGGTATGTCATGGTGTTAGACGAACCAAAGCAAACCTTGCACTTCGGCTCTGATGTAGGGTCTACGTACATAGACCATGGAGATAAGACTAAACGTGAGAACTATCTTAAACGTCATATGGTTAATGAGGACTGGGACTCGGTCAATCCTGGCTCTCTCAGTAAGTTTCTATTATGGGGAAAATCAAAAAGTCTTAAAAGAAATCTTGCTGAATACTTAGAGAGATTCAACATTGAGAAATAATAACTAAATAATATGTTTTTCATATAATATATATTTAATTATATGTATAATACTTAAAATATACCATATAACACCTTTAAAGGACTTAAAATATAAGATTAATTTAAATTAATCTCTTATATTATCTTAAATACATATAATTATATTGATTATATGTAAAATACTTATTATTTAGTTATAATATGCTCGGCATCAAGGCACCCCCCTACGATTAAACACGGCTCGGCAAAGGAATCTGTTGGCTGAATGTATCTTGAATCTCGTTAGGTCTAGGATACGATATTTTAAAAAGCAAACTGAAATTGTCGATACTGCCTAGTTGAAGAGGATTCCCCGCTATATTAGTTACGGTAAGAACGATATTCTCTAGAGACCCGTATAGTAGTGCTCGTGTGCCTAGACCAGTGAGGGCATAATGAAACTTAGCACCCTGTAGGCTGTCCAGTCCAACCAATGCTAAAACAGTTCCTTTGTTTCTTGACGAGTTAAAGTTAGGGGCATCATCTTCAACGCTAACAATAATCCCTGAGTGTTCAACATCATCGTGCATTATCGTTGAGATAACTTCAACCAGCGAGTAAGGAACTCTTCCGCCAGTGCCGTTAAGATTTATCTTAATATGGTTTCCATATACAGTCGATGTTGCTTTATCAACGAATACGTATCTGTCTACGAACTCCATTTATATATTATAGTAAGAAAATAATCTCCTATAGGTCACGAATAATGTTCTCTTCAGCATTGACATTGTAAAACGATTTAATGGTGTTAATGCTAGTTCCTCGAGACTTGCTCATGCGGTTAATTCCTTCTGTGTCCTTGTTGTCATACAGTTCATCAATTACCATTTTAAATACTCTCGCCTCGTTCATCTTGTTAATCAATAGTTTCTTCATCTGGTTATTCATCTGCCCCTCGTCAAAGATGCGCCCTACTCCATGCTTCTTAACAGCCTTGATGAACTCTGCGTCTGTGATGACGTGAGTCTGAACTCCAAATGTTTTAACTGTCTTGTAGTGATTACGAACCCATGTCACTTTACTAGGTTTAAGGATTAGATAGTTTTGCTTGTCATCGGTCATATCTTTTTTATCCTTAACAATCTCGACATCAGTGTCCATGTTTCTCACGCCATAGGTTAGCATAAGATAGCCGACAATAAACTTTTTAAATTCTCCTGCCTCGAATGCTTTCATTAGTCCCGCGCGATATTCACCAATAGGCATAAGGTCATCTTTTAGGTCTTGCATCTTTACCACGTTTTTAGATACCCGCTCGTTTGCGAGTTCCCTGCGATAGTCTTTCAATTTATCTGTTGGTAGTTCTTCGATGGTACGAAGGACAATAACTAGGTTTAGTAAATCAAGACGGGTTGATGCCTTGTCTAGTTTATGCTCGAGAAAAAACTCCTTAATATATTCCAACTTCTCGGATTTCTTAATCGGCATTTTAAATTTGAGTTTTTGAAGTCGGCGGATAATTGACGAATAAACAACTTTGGTTTTTGGCGAAAAATCTTTTTTTGCTAGAATGGAATCCATATATATAATATAGCAATATATTATTTATTTAAATTTGAACGTAATTTTATATATTAAGTCCCTAAGTATTCAAAACTGCATGTTGCACCCCAAGCGGCACGAAGTCCTTCCCAATTGTTGTTGTGGATTGGGCTATTTTTTGCAACCGATGTCACCGTGTGAATATAATCATTAACCGCAAGTGTGACAATACAGAAGGTATTCGCCGTAGACCACTGAGAAAAACTGGTATTGTCGCCACGCGTATAAGTGAATGTAACATATTGGTTTGCGTCGAAAGTAGAACCATTTTTATATAATTTAGTGAACCAGTTAACTCGGTTGTTAAATGAAACTGAATGAGCGTTGAATGTGAATTCTATTCTGTATATCCCTGCGACCTGTATCAAGAAACCAGTACTTGCTCCGCCAGTTGCTAAATTAGGTGTAGCCCAAGAGACATAAGCACTATCTGCGGCTAATGTGTCATAATCTTGATAATACAGCTGATTAAAATCACCTGGTGTTTTTTCACTTGTTTGCCGTCTTGCGTAATATCTTGATGCTCCCACGAGAGGCGAAGAAAGATTTACTATTTCTGCTGTTGTTATACTGGCGTTATTTATGGATGTATTTGAAATATTAACTCCTGCGGCGTTTTCCATATTCACGACGTTAAGTCCTGTAATCTGAATTGTGCTGGCGTTATACCCTGAACCGAAATTTATATTTCCAGTATTTCCAGCAATGGTCCCATAATTAAATTGCGTTGCGTCGTTATAAAAAAATAATTCACTTCCTGTTGAGTTGCTAATTTTAAAAGCTGAACCAGGCGCCATGTCGAAAGTCTGCGATATTGAAATGTTAGTAAAATAACTGGTGTCTGTTGAGGTAATTGATGTCACAATAGCATTGTCAATAGAAGCGTTTGATGTATTAATATCTTGCGAGGTAATTGCCGTTGATGATAAATTGGTTATAGATAGGTTTGTATAAGAAGAAGGAATCTGTGCGTTAATAGTTGTCACTCCTGCTACAGTAACAAGATTTATGTTATTACCTTCATCTAAATTGTTTGATATATCTCCATTAACTGTGCTGGAGTTTAATATTGAGGTATTCATAAATCCCGCGGTTGCTGTTGTTGAAACCACATCTGTCGCTCCTACCAAAGCGGCTGTTAAAGTTGATACCGATAAATCTGTTGTGACTGAAACAGTATTATTTTCTGGTTGTAATTTATGACCGTAGAACCAAGAGTGAGAGGCTGCTACGTAGATTATTGCCGTACCAACGGCACATTCTACTGTTATATAATCCCCAACATTACAATAATTTATTAAATCAAGTGACTCGCCTGTTGCAGCATAAGCACCACCAAATCCCAAAAGTGCTCCATTCTTATAAATCCCAAATCTTACTTGACCTGTCGTAGCAGAATTAAAATATATTTTAAAACCGAAAGAATAATAACCTGCCGACTGA